GTAGTAGATGAAGATGAGATTAAATCACCAATTTCTATATTGCCAGCCTCACCACAAACATTAACTTGGCCTTCTCCTAATGAATTTATAGCTACTATAGTTTTATTTGCGACTATTGAATCATGCGCTGGGTCAATTATCCTAGTTGATGTTAAACCAGAAACTACTGTCTTTGTTAAAGCTGCTGGAACATGATTAGGAATTTCTGAAACAAATACACCTACCACGGCTTTTTGATTTGTAGAAGTAGACCGAGTAATGTTTGTAATTACATCAGAGACAGATTTAGCATAGGCAACTCCGGTATCTACCATTATATCTCCAGCAGCACAGGTTTCTGAATCTGCTAATAAAGCATCGTGACAGCCTGTAAAAGGGCCTGCAGAAGCTGCAGTACCATAATAATAAACAGCATAACTGGGTGTTGCTAACTCGCACCAATTTCCACCATCATCTTCAAACCTACTTCCTGCTGTGTCACTAGCAAGACTTGCTCTATTTCTGTAGGTTCCCGCGCCCACACTAGCACTATTAGCAAATACACCTGTATAAGTTCCGCTGGCTGCAGTTTGTGCTCCGAGTGCAGCAACACTTGTACCACTTCCACCAAAAAATAATGCTCCAAAGGTGTTATTGGTATATGAAGATCCTGTAACTACTGCTTTATATGAACCACCATATTCTGTATTTCCATTTAAGCCAAACTTATTACTACTACCCGTTATTGTAGAAAGATTTGATTCTATCTTACTTGCATTAAGAGTACCAGTTGTAATTACTCCACCACTAATACTGGTTACGTTAGCGTTTACAGCCGCATTAGCTGCAGCTAACGTAGTTTTACCGTCTGCTGTAGTTTGTGCCGCTGACGCTGCTGTAGAAGCAGAGTTAGCCGTTACTGTTGCTGCATTAGCTGTTGTAGTGGCTCCATTAGCTGTTGTAGTGGCTCCATTAGCTGTTGTCTGAGCTGTATTTGCAGCATTATCATTTGTATATCCAGCTCCATTAGTTATAGCATTAGTATTGATATCACTAGGGTTGTCTATAGTTATAGTTCCTTTTATAACTAAGCCAGTACCATTCCATCGTAAATAAGTAGAGCTATTGCCAATATCAAATTGGGGGGTGGTCCCTGTGTTTCCTAACCAGAATCCTGCAGTACTTTGCCCATACGCTGTTTTACCACTGGCTATATATACGCCACTTCCGCCTTGTATATACGAACTACTTAAAGTCCAGCCTCCAACTTGACCCGCAGTTTTGGCAGCGGCATTAGCAGCTGCAGCTGCGGCAGCTGCCGTAGTCTTACTATTAGCCGCTGTCTGTGCCGCTGTAGCAGTTGAGTTAGCTGCAGTAGCTGTTACATTAGCAGCAGCAGCAGTTGAATTAGCACTAGTAGCTGTTGAGTTAGCTGCAGTAGCTGTTGTTTGCGCATTATTTGCAGCAGTATCATTTGTAAATCCTGAGTTATTATTAAAGCCAGAAATATTAATACTTCCAACATTTAAACGCGCGGCATCAATTGTACCAGTTGTAATTTTAGCACCGTCAATTGTTGTAGTTCCAGAGGATCCAAAAGAAAGTTCTCCTCCCACACCATCTTCTACTTTATTGGTTCCATTAAATCTAACTAAGCCTGTAAAATTTGTTGCTGTATGAACAGTTGACCCAAAGCCTGGACTGGCCGTTCCACCACCTGCTGTAGTTTCTTCAGCGTTCCAATATACATAGTACATTTTTGAGCCGGAAGTTCCTCCGCTAGTGGTAGGAGCTGTTAGGCTCCACTGAGAAACTCCGGAACCTATAACTCCATTAGCCATAACTCCATTAGAAAAAGTATAAGTTACACCTGAGTTACTGGGAGCTGAAGGCGCACTAGCTTGCTGGGTATTATAGTATAAATACCCATTTGCAGTCTTTTTACCTATAACACCTCCCGGCCCTGTTGCTCCTGTTGCTCCTGTTGTTCCTGTTGCTCCATCATCTGCAAATCTTCCTACAACTGTAGAACTCGACCAGTTAGCAGAGACAGAATCTCCGGCTGTGGGGGCTCCTACAATAGCTCTTTGTGCTCTCCAAAGAGCTTTATTAGATGTTGTAATAGAGGGAGCACCATCAAACCAAGGACTATTAGGTTGATCAAACCCCCAAGAGTTATTTGGAGCACTAGGAGTGGTACTTGAGTTAGCTGTTACTGCAAAGATATACTCAATGCCAGCTCCATCATCTCCCTTAGCGCCTTGAATGCCTTGAAGTCCTGTAGTTCCTACATCCCCTTTCGTAGACTTAGTAAAACTTTGCTGCACCGTTGTAGTAAAAGCGGTTCCATCAGCTCTTTTACCTGTTATAGTATAAATAATAGTGCTATCATTAGTGCCATTTGCTACGCCAGAATGATTTCCAACTGTTAAATAGTTTCCACTATCTGTTTTAGTACCAACTGTTATATTAGTTGCAGCTTCGGTAGTCTTCCAATTACTACTAAATGTGGAAGACGCATCGTATACAAGTTCTGTTCCGCCTTCGTATACTTCTATTCTTGTCCCCGAGTTAGCATAACTACCTACAACTCCAGCTTCGGAAGCACTAAAAACATGGGCCTCATTTGTGCAAATAAAAGTCATTCCATCTATACCGCGTACGCCTGTTGCTCCAGGCTTAACCGCAGTTATACTTATACTATCAAAAGATAATTCTGTTGTAGCAGCCGCAGCTTCTGCCACCCCTACTCTTAGTGATTTGGGGTCAGTAAAATGATTATTAGGAATTGTAAAAGTAAAAGTATCTGTCCCATCTTGAGGGTTGCTTTCATCTGTAAAAGTTGTTTCATCATTTACCCCATCTCCTGTAAATTTGAAATAAGGATCAGTAAAATTCTGTGAGGAAGCAGTTAGAGTCATATTACCGGAAGGACTTGGGTTTAGCCCGTCCTTATCGTATATAATAGAATAATCATCTACAGTTAATTTAACAACTTTTGCGTCCACTCCTGTGGAGCCACTTCCAGAACCATCTTTTAGAAAAGGTACTTCTACGTTTTTAGTAACTTGTTTTAAAGTATTTTCAGGGTCGTCAGTTTCTCTAATAGTGACAGTAAATACTAAGTCTGTGGCAACAAATACATCTACTTTGTCTAAAGTTTTAACATAAGTTTTAGTTCCATTATTAGTAAAACTTGTCTCAGCAGTTTGACTAATTTCTGAATTAGCGAAGCCTGTTCCAGTAATCTTAAACTCTGGATTTGTAAATCCCTCAGCTGTAGCTGTTAGTACTAAATTAGTATAGCTAGTAGTAAGTACAGGGGTGGAATTAAAATTCAGTAATCCAGGAACGGATTGGATAGTAGCAATTCTTGGGGTATTATTTAAATCTTTATTTATAGTTAGTTCTGTAGGAAACATTTCAAATGTTCCATTATTATTTCTAACACTAGCTATAACCGCATCATAAGTTCTATCAAATTTAAACTTTTGAGGGTAATGAGAAGAGCTAGCCGCTATATTAGTAGTAAAAAGTCTATCTATTCTTAAATCTGTATCACTAGCAATATGAACTACTTTAGCTGCTTTAGTACTACTAAAGTAAATTATGTCTCCCACTGCATAAGCACTGGTAAATGAGGTACCTGAACCTATTACTTTTATAGTCTCAGCGGTCACAGTTACCGTTCCTGCTCCTGCTACATTAAAGTTAGTATCACTAGCACTGTTACCAGCACCTGTATCATAAAAGTAATCTAGATTCAGAGTAGCATCTCTATGGTATTTAATTAATTTTAAACGGTCACTCGTATCACTAGCATCAAAAAATATGTAATGGCTTGCTAGTTGTCTATCTAACTCAGTAGATAAGGCGGCATAATTAACAGTAGCTATACTTGTACAATCTTGCTGATATGTAGCGGCTGCTCCACCCGTAACAGTAGTAAAGGCAAGAGGGCTTGCTACAGAAGCAAATTTATAAGAAGAATTTAATATTTTAAAAGTTTTAGCTGTAGGACTGGTAGTAGCTACTAAATCTATATCTCTAGATAGTGTGCCTCCTAACGCGATACCATAACCTCTTGGAACATTATCGAAAGTTTTCTCACCAATAGTAATAGTAATAGTAGAAAAAACAGATTTCATTCCTAAAGTATTTACAGTTCTTATACCTACAACATAAGTTCCTTCAGGAATATCTAAACCAGTTAAGGTATTAATACTTTTATCAACTGAAAACGATTCTGCCGCTCCTGGCGCATCATGATGTATTTCATAGTGTGACACGTGTTGGTACAGTGTAGTAGCATCAGAAACTACATTGGGAGCTTCCCAATGTACAGTAACATCATCTTTTAATTGCCCACTATCATTTAAGTTAGACACAGTAGCGTAAAAATTCCTTGGGGCTGGAACTACGTCACTCGCCTTAACTGATGGAAATACAGGATCATCTATAGATAGTACGAAATCTTCATCAACTTCTACAAATTTTTCATTGTAGTGCTCTACCGCTGTTATGGAATAAGTACTAGCACCTTCAGAAATAGATAAGATTTTATAAGGCTTCTTTGAGCCAGATATTGTAGATCCGTCTGCATTAGTCTCTTTCAATGCCCAAATTGTTTGAGAGTTTGGAGTCTCTGAAAAAGCTGTGGTCACTGTTATAGAAGTAACTGGACTGGAAGAGATAGTGGCTGCATGAACAGGATGACTTTCAACTCGTGTATGTGGCTGCCAAGAAGTAGTTACAGCATTTCCACTATCATCAATAAGATTTGATGCCTCACTTTCTGTATAGTCCCCCGAAGATTTAATAATTAAATCTCCTTTAGTATAGGATACTGAGTTTATTGTTGCTGAAGCTTGAGTTAAAAATACCGCAGGTTTTTCTATTAATATGCTTAACTCATATGTAGAAGTTGAATTTAATGCCACTGATCTATCTAAGGGAACTACTGTGGAGCTTAAGGTACCTGTAGAAGAAATTCTACCACTATATTGAAGTTGTGAAGACCCTCTAGATGCGTCTTGTATATTTACTACGTCACCAGGGGCTAGAAAAGCCGTACTAATAGAAGTCTCAAAACTAACTACTTCAGTTTGGTTCTTTGCTGTCCATAGCTTCCATCTGCCATACCTTAGAGCTTGACCCTCAGTAATGGCTCCAAATGCTGAAGCAGTTTGTGAAATTATTCTGCCTTTTTCTATAATATTTTCTTTGTCTTCTACTATTAAGGCTTCTTGCTTGTAGTCTTGTAACGGATTAGTCCACGAAACTACGATTTGATTAGACATAGTTTTACTACCAGACGACTCATAACCGAATTGTCCATCAATTACATTTCCTGCTGAAAAATTATATACAGGATCTTTAGGCTCATCTAGTATTGGGAATATGTTTCCATCTAACCAGTACAACATACCTCTAAATACTGTAGATAAATCTTTTAATACTTTATACACATCAGTTGCTTTAGAAAAGTATACATTAGTAGTAAATCTAGGCTCAGTTTTACCCACTGTTCCTGACGGAACCATTTCGTCACAGTATCTACCGATTCTGTATAAAGCGAACTTATCTATATCTAAACCACTTAACCAGCTTCCACACCCATATCTATTATTAGTTATTATATCATAAAGTATCCAAGCAGGATTATTACTATATACAGATTCTGTTCTAAAAGCTCCGTCCCAATTTTGATAAGTACTTGCTACAACACCTGTAGATATATTTCTTTTATAATTGGCTTCCCCATTAAGAGATTCGTCTCTTGTCACATAATTAGAGGGAACTTGAATTTTCATTCCTTTACAGTGATAAGTTCGTTTAGGTACAGTAGTAAATGACTTAGTATTTAAAGACAGCTTAGCCATAGCTGTATAAGGATAAGATAAATTTTCTTTTAATATAGTATTTAAACTAGAGATACTACAAGGAGTACTACTTGTATAGTCAGTTTGAAGACCCTCATTGAAATTAGCATGGTAAGCCTGGTCATCATTACTTAATCGCTCTATTCTTACCCTAAAGTCTGTAAAAGAACCATATTCTTTTAATACTATGGTTTCTTCTATAGATACAGTAGTTTTAGATCGTCCCTTATGCCTTAGAGGATTAGCAGAGCTATAAATATCTATATAACTTCCCCACGAAGAACCATCATGTAAAGCAAGCTGTACCTCGTAAAATGCTCTTCCATCATGAGGAGCACCATTGTTACTTGTGTTAAGTAAAGAGCCATAAACAAAAAGTATTCTAATTTCATCTGCTTCAACAGCTTGTTCTGCAGATAAATTAAACCCACTGGGGTTAGTACCTGTATATATTCTTTCCTCGTCAGCACTACCACTATCAGGGCCTCCTATTGCGAGAGACGAAGCACCCCCTGGAATAGCAATGCTTCCAAGACCTGTTCCGCCTGGATCTGGAAATCCTATCTGGTCAAGCTGCCCTGTTAAAAAGTTACAGGAAAAGCCGTCGTATTTAACAGAGGCCCCTATACCTCTTTGAATATCTCCAATATCTCTATCTGTTCCAGTGATGTCAGCTTTGTAACTTCCAGTTGTACCATTAAAAACTGAATCTAGTGTTATAGTATTTCCTACTATAGTAGAGAATCGTAAGGCGTAGTGTACGTGTACTTTATACTCTGTGTTATTTGCCCAGTCATGAGGCATATTCCACGTTTTAGGGTCTGCGTAGGCTATAGTAGAAGAATCAATTTTTTGAATATGCCCTTCAAATTTGACTACGCCATTTAAAGTTAATGTTATAACGGCAGATTTATGGGGTTCGCGTCTATCCCATATCCAGTCTGTGCCAGATGAGGGGAAAAACGCACTATCTGTAGTTATTTTTATACCAGTAATAGCTGAGCCAGGCAGGGCTGAAGCAGCTTCAATAGCTGCGGCACTAGCTTGAGTCTTAAAGTCTTTAATACTTATATACCTAGAACCTGAAGAAGTAGGTATAGGAAGCTGCCCATTAGGAACGTATGTTACAGTTGCCGAATTATTCTCTAAGTTAAAGCGAGCGCCAGTTTGTGCGCGATTAGATGCAGCGTCTCCTGAGTCTACCGCAGAGTCATCATTTAAAAATACGCTGCTAGAGCCATTGACTAATCCTTGTATAGGCCCCTCGGAAATAAGATCTGTAACATATAAGTTTTGGCTTTTTCCATACATCACCATGGTACTTACCATGGTAGTATTAGATTCGGGACCCTCACTAGTTATAGTATCCTTATCCCCCTCACTTCCTCCGAGATAATCTGCAGTACCTGAGCCACCCGAGTTCGCCTCTACAGAAGTAGCTGCAGTATCCCCTTTAGTAGTAGTAGACTCACTTAGAAGAACTGTTTTTTTATTTTTTATTTCAAAAGATACGGGGGTACCTGGAACTCTTAATTCCCCATATAGAACAGGTACAGGATCACCCTCTACAGTGTTCTTTTGAGAACCACTTAGCATATAGCCTTTTTCTTCTTCCCGATCGGTTTCAGGATCAGGAGCCATAATCTGTTGAATACCTGCAATAGCTAAATTCGCAGCTAAGGTGGTTACTGCCATGGCAGCCATTGCTACTCCACCTTGTTGTAACATTGCAGCCGCAAAGATAGACTGATTCGCACCACTAGCAAGTCCAGGTATGAATCCAGCGCCACCAGGTACAAACATTAAGGCTGTAATGGCCATTGCTGTAAGTATTTTGGCTCCTCCAGATTTTGAGCCTGCAAGAATAGGAGTAATAACTATATCTCCTTCAGTTAGAGGTAGTAAGCATTCTCTAAAATCATCTATATCTTCTCCATGTACTTTAATAGAAAAGCCTATATCATTCTCATGACATTTAATAAGGTATGGTCTAAATTTAGGCTCATTAGCTTGCAAGCACAGTAACGCCTCTTGTACTGTGTCTCCTACAAAAGGAAATTGCTGCCCAAATAAAGCAGACATTTCACCGTTTAAATAAATTTTACGAGCCATATCTATATATCCCACTTAAATGCTTTTTCCATAAAGGGTAAAGATTTTCCTTACAAGAAAGTCTATTCACTGCATGATGAAAGAATATATCATCATATAAATACACACCACAATGTGTGCCTACAACTGCTCCCATTGAAAAAATAAGAACATCATTTTCTTTTAAATCATCTACAGGTTGAAATCCCCACTTATTTAGATGTTCAGGAGTGAAGTAGTCTTTGCCCTGATCCCACCAATCATCTAAATAAACCTCTCTTTTTCTTAATTCTATATTTAGTTTTTGGCTATAAAAGTCTCTTACAGCCTCTAAACAATCAAATATTCCAAAACTATACTCTCGTCCCGCTAGTTCATTAACTACCTTTCTAGGCTTTAATATTTCTAATTCCATATTTGGGTAACTAAAAATATAGTAGGGTATTCCTATAGCATTACAATATTTTCGATCATTCTCACTAGGTTTTGCGCTTCCGTTAATATGATTATGTACTATACCAATTATATCGCTTTCCAAACTAATCTTATAAAAATCATCACTATTAAGTATAAAATCTTCGTCTTCTTCTGCAAGATTTTCACAAGGAAACCACTTTGATTTACCTTTTACAACTCCTAGTACACCACAGCCTTCTTTAGGGTAGCACTCGTCAAAGTGTCTTTCAATAGTCTCTAAATGCTGTATCATCTGAACTTTTTAGTACCTGGGAACGCTCCAAAGGGTAAGGCTTCATAAGTATTTTTAGCAGTTTTAGGGTAAGAATTAGTCGTACCTTTAGCATGGGGAGTAAATTGAAATCTACACTTACAAGAAGATAGTTTTTTACCACATACTTCAGCTCTCTTCCAGTAAGTAGAATTAGGTTGTGGAGCTATTTGATTCGCTCCTGTAGTTGCTTGAGGTAACAAAGCTTTCCAAACACTATTACTATGCTCATAAAGAGAATCTTTAACCATAGCAGCAGTATTGACATAAGGTATATAACTTCTTGCACCGGACCAACCTGTAATAGCGGATAGTTGCGCTACTGTTACTAAGGGGTTATCATCTAAATCATAGTAGGCTTTATGAGAGATCATTGCCCCTGCCGCATTAGGATACTCTATAGTACTATCAGCTTTCCAAGTACACCCGCCTCCCTTTCCATTATCGTTTCCTTGGTATATCCAACTACAGTATTTTCCTATAACTTGTCTATTAGGTATTTGTACCCCTTGTAAATCGTAAGGAGAACTAACTTCAAAAGTAACAGCTACACTACTTTCTCCAGAGATTCTATCTAAAATGAATTTCTTTTTTGGAAATTCTATAGGGAGAGTACCAGTACCGGGACTGGCAAAGGTAGAAGAAGTCTCTAAATACTTCGCTAAAGTTTGTCGCACAGTAATAGTTGCCCCTATTAGATCTTTATTACTTAAACCCCCTAATAAATCACTAAATATAGTGGTAACGTTAGCTACAGTAAGGGTAGGTCTATTAGTTGCTCCATCAGCATTGTACTCAACACCAGTCATTTCTATGGGAAAAGCTTGATATTCTCTAATTGTGTGAGGGCTGGTAGCATCTTCAAAATATAATTCATCTAAACTTTCATCTAACCCAGGATGGAAGTATAGAGTAGTGCTATTAAAAGTTAACTCAAATAACGATATTAGCTCACTGCCAGGATCGTGTTTCTGTACCAGTTCTATTAATTCTGTCATGCTTCATAAACTCTTCTAAGTGTGGTTGAGCAACTATAAGTTACGGGATGATTATCATAATTTAAACTATAGTCATTACATACTACTTTAATTGTGGTTTCTCCACCTCCTACGTTACTATTAGGAATATTGAAATTAAAAGCTGCACCTTTTCTAGACTCGAAAAAAGCTACTATGTCATCTATTGTGGCTTTGGCTCTGTTACTAAAATTAACACTGTACTGTTCTTCTACATTATTAATACCATCCACAATTCTTTGTTCATATCCATCCCCGAATTTTGCTACCCGTACTCTAGAAGTACCTTTTCTGGACATACCTTTATCAGGGGTAACTGTAGTGGCTACAGAAACATAACTTTCTGATGCTGGTATAGTAAATCC